ATCCACCTCCGCATAAATCGTCCCCTCGGTCTGCCCGATGCATCCGCTGACTGCGCCTGATAGGGTTATCACGTCTGCGTTGCGGCTTCCTGTACCTGCGGTGGTGGCGATGGGCGATGTAGCAACAGGGCCGACCTCGCCTTGGGTAAAGTCAACCTCAATGACATCGCCACTTACTGCCATCCGAATACCAACGGAGCCATTTAAAACAGTTTGGGCAGCACAGGCGACTTGAGTGTATCCGCTTGTAATTGTAACGGTTGTCCAGTTAGTTCCACCATTGGTTGTTAATTGGATAGCCCCCGTACCCGTTACCCTGCGAATGTAGGCCGAGAAAACACGGCTCTGCGATACATTAACTAATGCTTGGAGGACCGTTCCGCTTACAGCCGTTGCGGTTAGCGTTGTGGCTCCTGAAGCCGTGCCGTCTGCCCCTACTGCATTTTTTGCAGCCGTTATGCTTGTCTTTACCCAAACGACGTTGCTTAAATCCCTGCTATGCAAAGCCAAGTTGGTCGCAGCAGCCTCCACGAGCAACGCAGGGCAGCCACCGCCAAGAGGATAGTCCAACCTTGGAATACCACTTGCAACGCTCTCCACAAGACCACTCGCATTCACACGGGTCGCAGTCGTCGCACGGGTAACATTGAAGTCGCCCGATGCTCCCAAGACCACACCGCCCGAAGTCGTAGCGACTGGGGTGTAGAGTTTGCCTGTTTTGAATCGTGCAGGTACTAAAATCAGCGATGGTGTCGGCATTGTTAGAAGTTGAAGATTGCAGCGAATCGGACGAACAGGCAGCCATTAACGGCAGCCTCGGCAGCGATTGCACCGTCAGTCGTAGCCCTTGCGTTAAACAAGGCCCACACCCCAGCAGCGACTCCGCCTTGGAGCATATTGGTCGGGTAGCCGTAGCCGTAGCCTATCAGCATCTTAGAGGAAGGTGTAACCGATGACTGAACCTGCGGATGGAGTGACGGCCGTAATCTTACCTCCGTTGCGACCGCTTATCACGATACCAGCGGAAACTGATTTGCCACTAAGAGCGTAAGCGGTTAGCAGGTTCTCGCTTCCAGTTCCAGTAAGGGTTGTGAATGTGGCTGCGGTGTTGACTACAAGGAAGTCGTAGTTTTTGCCTGTAACGGCAGCGTCAACGAATTCCATCGTACCGCCCTGTCCGAGCATTTGTTGCAATATGGGTGTAGGCATTTTTTAGCGTTTAATTGTAAATGTCTTTTAACTTGGAATTTCACAAACTGAATGACCATAGGGGATTTCAAAGGTCATCGTCGCCTGCCACCCTGCCGTGCGGTCATCCCGGCTCTCTACGAACCTTGTAAGCGATACGTTGGATGAGAGGGTCCAGTCCTCATTCGGGTCGTTTGTGAGCGACGATATGAAGTCCTGTGCGATTTGCAGTTGGTCGCTTAGGACCTCATCCTCGTTGTCCTGCCAACCCAGCGTAGGGCTGCCCGAAACCACTCCGCCCATCGGTTTAATGGACTCAACTCTATCACTAAAATATACCCCAACCACCAAGTCCAAAGTACCAGCGTCAGTATTTGCAGACTGAACGTCCGCAAAAACGAGCGGATAGACGATTCGCTCACGGCTTGGGGTTCGCAGGTTGATGGTGTTGTCCGTTCCTATCGCCAACGGGTCCCCTGTTCCGAACGAGTTTACTTGCGGATGGTTGTTGGCAAGGTCCAGCAGGGCTTGCTTGATTTTTATCCAAGACATAGTTTTGCAGTTTCAGTATGTTCTTCTTGTGTGCGCCCATCGTTAGCAGTCATTACACGCCCCGAATTGACCGTAAGGGTAGGGGTAGTCAAGGTTGCTAATTCCCATCCTCCTGTTGCGGTCCAAGACCATCCCGGTGCGGTAGTTGGTAGCGTTCGGGTAAATCGTATCCAAAGCCGATGGAGGCGAGTTCCAGAGCGGATAGGAGTTGCGGTTCTCCATCAGGTAGCGAGTAATCCGCTCGGAGTACCACTCCGCATCGTTCTTCACTTTGTCGGTCAGCCGGGTAATCTCTTCCATGCTCATTTGGGAGGACTCTTCGCTTGTTCTGCGAACCATGCCCTTGTTCATGTATTTAAAGGCCAACACCATGGGCAGTTCGTAGTAAAGCCATTGAATCATTGCAGGTTGGATGTAGTCCTCCAGCAGCGTTTGGTTGAGTGCAGACGTTGAACCGCTGACCACTTGGCTGACGAGTTCCCCGTACAACGGAGAGCCAACGATGGGCTGAATCCGCATCTCCTGCACCTTGACAACCGTTGGACGGATTTGGGTGTAGGATACGTTCTCGTTGATGATGCTATTGTCCAGTAGCGTTTCTTCGCTTATGAATAGTGCCTTCATGCCTTGCTGATTTTATTGCCTTTACGGATAACGAGTTGCTGCTCCCATACATGGCGACATTGCGGTCTATTCACTCCGCTGGGCGTGTGATACCAACCGCCTCTGCGATTCCAAACGGAATATCCCATGATTGCAGAAATCCCGTCGATGTCCTCCCTTGTGTAAACCTTGCCCTGCCCGGCCAAGTCAAGCATCACTTTGCAGAACTCACGACTGGAGCCTTTGTCTTTGTTGCTGAAACCCGTGGCCCATGCATACTTGTAACGCACTTCCAAGACTGGCTCTGCGACTTCCTTCACATTCTTGGGAAGGTTCTGCTCGGCTATCTTGTCCACGGCCCGGCTGATAGGGTAGCGGTCCTTGGTAATCAAGTAGGCGACACGCTTGGCGACCTTCGCCTTGCTCACTCCGAACTCCTTTGCCATTTCTTCAACCGATGCGTCCCGGTTCTTCTTGCGATACGCCTCAATCTTCAGGTCCAACTCTTTCTCTTCTTCGCCCAGTTCAGCAAAGGCCTGTCGCACTTGGTCGTCTAAATCGGTGTCAAACCGCATCGGCTTGGAGTGCATGACATGGTAATCGTCTGCATGGCTCCCAAACTTGCTTGCAACTACTTCCAAGACCTTGAACTCTTCGTCGCCCCATCCGTAGTCCTCATCGTCATCTTGGCCCCATTGAGGCTCGCTGAACTCTTGGGACTGCACTCCGAGCATCGTGTCAATCTCTTGGGCTGATAGACCGAAGCCAGCCGAGAGCATGGTCCGAGCCATTTCAAGAGTGATTTTGTCCTGCATATACTGACGCACGATTCGCATCAGGTTTTGGTACTCCCTGCCCGATAGTTTCTTGATGTTGTCGTTCGATGCCAAGCCTTGCGGTGCAGTAGGTTCAGGGCTGACCTCTACGGCTGCCGTTTCCCCTGCAAGACCCGAACCCTCTGCCTTTGCAGGCAAGGACACCAAGGCCCTGATTTCGTTTGCTGACATAGATTCCAAGACCTTGTTGGCAACCAACGGAGAGAGCGAATTGATAGCCGTGATAACGTCTTGGACGCTTGATTCGGTCTTGATTTCAATCGGTGGCAAACCCGCTTTTTCTCGCAGTTCTGCTGGGGTCATGGCTTGAAGGAGAGCCTGTTCGCTCAACTGCTCCGTGATGGGGTTGGTAGGAATTAACTCCATCCCTTCCACGCCATTAAATGAACCGAGGTAGTTTATCATCCGCTCCACTTTGCGGACCCGGTCGTTGACGTAGGTCGCCTTGAATAACTCGTAGGCCTCTACTAATTCAGTCCTTCCTCCGAGTTGGCCCTCGGTTTTGACACCGAATAACGCTGGATTCGTTACACGGTGTGCGATAAAGATTTCTTGTTGAATGGCCTTGTTCAGTATCTCGAACTGCTTATCCATGTCGCTCGGAGTGAGCGGTTCCAGCGTCGGAGCCTTGGCTGCGTCGTCGTTGAAGGTAACCACGAAGCGACCAGCGTTGTCCGTTCCTGAAAACTTACGCTTGATTTGACGCTCGATGTCGCCCTGTTCTTCGGGGGTCGGGATGCCGTTGTTGAAATTAATCAAGTAACCGCCCCAAAAGTTGTTGCGCAGATTGTTGTTGTGGAAGTTCGCCACCTGCACGTCTGCCTCAATCCAAGCGTTCCCCCCGATGTATTCGGGCAAAGGATAGTGCTTCACGCCAGCAGCGTACACCCGATAGTAGAACAACTGCTTACCGAGGCGGTTCTCCGGGTCGAATGCAGGGATTTTCTCGATGTCCCCGACTTTGGGGAAGAGTTGCATCATGTCATCGTTGTACCAATCGGCCACCTGAAACATCTTCTCCTCCTTGTCAACACGGATTTTCTCGAACGGGACGTGTTCCATCTTCGCAATCGTGCCAAGTTTGGACCAAGTAACTGCGACCGCAAATCCGTTAAATAACTCCAAGTCAAGGACCAATTTCTCCGTGATATCGTTTAAGTCCTCCGTGCTGGAAAGTCCGTCGAAGAACTTGATGAATCGAGCCTCTTGCTCTACGGTCAGGTTGTCGCCTGCCTGCCACCCTCCGCCCATGATGTAGTTCACCTTGCCGTTGACAATAGCGTTGTGCTTGCTGCTCCTGCGATAGTTGTCAAGCAGGTAGTAGGGGTATTCGTTCGCAAAGCCGTAGGTGATGTACTTGCCGGACCTATTCTCCAGCATTACAGGAACCTTATGTTCTATCCCAAGCCATTGGGTGAAGTGTTGAGTAGATTTATTACTCATAGCGTGTGGATGGTAAATGAAAGGGCTGAAATTGCGATACTTGCACCGCTATCGATTGCGTTGACGTAGATGGCAAATTCATCGTTGACCGCACCCGTAACGTAGGCCTCCGTGTAAACCGCATGGCCGTTCGTGTGAGCCGTTGTGATGTCAGTCATTGACTGGTCAATCGTTGTGCCGTTCTTGGCTATGTAAACCTTGACTTGGTGGTTGTTGCCCTGCGCAAAGACCATGGATGCAGCGATGCGAAGGGTTGCCCCTGTTGTGCCTGTGTAGGTTAGCGAGTTGGTAGTTCGTGAGAAATTGTAGGTTGACAAAACGCCTGATTTCATCGCACTTGTCAACTTGACCCTTTGCCCCTGCGTCGGGGTGAAAGCCGTATCGGTATCGAGGTAAAGGTTCGCAAAGCCTCGCTCTCGGTCAAGCGTGGCGGTGTCTGCAAGGTCGTCAAATAGACCGCCCACACGGGATGCGGTGTTCGCCCCGGCAGCGGTTTCGTTGGTAATGGTAGCAGCACTCGTTTGGAGTTGCGTTCTCGTTTGTACGCTCATGCGAAGGATTGGTCAAAGGTTGAATCGAAAACCCTCACGCTGGATGCGAGATAGGTGTTGTAAGTAATTGAATTGGCGTAGGTGTTGAAGCCTATCGTTGCGGTTTGTAGAAAAGCCAAGCCCGTTTCAACGACCGCCAAAGCAGCGGCAACCGTGCTATTGGTATCGTAAACCTCATACTTATACGAGCCTGTTTCAAGCGACCCCACGGCAATCGAAAATTGGTCATAGCGGTTGGTATAGTTGGAAAGGTTGGCAGATTTCAGCAGGGTGAAATCGGTCGTGGTGTTCTTGGCAATGCTCGTGAGTCGCAAGATGTAGCGGTCCCCCGTGCTGGCTCGCTCGGTCCAAGTAACCGTCAGGGTGTTGGTCGTGTCAGGGTTCAGGTAAAGCATCTGCTTGTAAATGTGCGATGCCCCCGAATTTCACAATTTGCGCCCAATCTGCCTGTATAGTTCGGCCCGCTTCTTGGCGGTTTCAGCCACGTTGAACTGCTTTTTAATGTCAGCCGTGAGGTTATCAGCCAAGGCTTTGCGAAGGTCGGGGTCAAGAATCAACTGCTTGATGTACTTGTACCAGTCCTTGGGTTTGTTGTAAGGCACGAGAAACCCGTTCTCTCCGTGTCGGATGACATCGGTGTAAGGGATGGTTTCGGATGCGATGATGGCCTTGTTCATCCACCCTGCCTCGACCACCTTCAACTCGGACTTGAGTTTGTTAAACTTGGTATCTCGGAGCGGTGCAAGGGTTACGTTCACGAAGTTGTAGCCCCCGACGTAGGAGTAAATATCCGCTGCCTGAATGCGTCCGTAGTTCGGGTTGTTCCCTTGGTCGCTGATTATCTTCTCGTAGCCTTCATAAACAGGATTATTGTCGTTCCAACCTCCAAGGTAGAGGCGATACTTGCCGTCAAGGTTTGCGTCCCAGCGTAGTTTCTGCATCCCTTCTCGTAGCAGTTCCATGTCCTCGCCATGCTGCGCACCACCGAACCAACCGAACTTGACGAGGTGCTTGTCGGGTTCTTCTTCGGGGTTGGGAATAAATTGCTGATACGCTTCGTAAGGCTCATTCTGCAATATGCTCACATTCGCATTTAGAGGCCGTATGCGAGCAGCAAGATGCTCGGTGGTACAAGTTACCCAATCAGCCAATTTGATGTGCTTACGGATGACCTCTGCGAGTTTGGTTTGGTGATAGTGGCGGTACATGATGTGGCCCGATTCCAGCACCCAATAATCGTCCAAGTCAAGGATGACTTTCGCTCCGTATTGGGTCAGGGCTTTGTAAACATTTTCGACTTGCTCCATTGTCCCCTGACACCAAAGCCGGCTGAACAGGAACAGGTCAATGGACTTCAATCCCTCGTCGCTGATGGTCGTGATGTTCTCCACGCACACATAGTCGAACTCCGGGTAGTTGTCGCCAAGGTAAGCGTTCGGCATTTCGAGGCGGTAGTAACTGCACCCGGTTGGATGGGCGTTGTAAACGATACAAATCTTCATGGCCGTAAAAATAAGAAGGGCAGCCATTGCTGACTGCCCCTCTCAAACCTCAGTGATGAAAACCTGATGCGAAGATACTACGAACCGAGTATCTGCGTAGTCGATGGTGTAAAGACTGTTGACTCGATTAGGAACATCGGGTTAGGCTCCATCCCGGAAAGCGTTATTTCATAGCCGTTTCGGTCGCCGAATGCAGTACCACTTCCAGCGGTTCCAGCGGTTGCCTCAAGGCCATTTATAGCACCCAGCAACCAGTAACGACTGTTGTTGTCTTGAACGATGACGATGACTTTACTACGAGCGAGCAAACGGAGTTCATTGCGGACTGCGACTTGCATTTTGTTGATGGTGAAGGTTACTTCAGGTGAGTAGAAGATTGTGCCATTCTCCATGCTTGCATTCAGCGTTTCCGTCATCGACGAAGTCGCTTTGGTCAAGTCGTATTCAAAAAAACCGCTTGCATTGTACCCGGTGAACCCCGTAACCGCACCTGAAAGGTTAGCGTTGCAGGACCCGGTAGAAATCCAGTTTTGGACGTAAATTGCTTTGATGCCACCGACTGAATCACGGCAGCCGAGTGTGTAACCAGTTGTTAGTGCGCAGGACATATGTGTATTTGGGGTTTAAGTTTCAAGGAACAAAAAGCAGGGGGAGGTTTCCCTCCCCCCTACACATTAGGTCAAGCGGAAGTCAACAACCAAGTCGGGGTAAGCGATTTGGACACCTGCTTTAAAGGCTGCTTGGAAGCGGACTTCATCGTTGTCTTTGCTGAACCAGATTGAGAACTGCTCCTCGTCGCTCAAAAGGTCGGTCCCGTAGAAGAAGTTACCGAGGTAAGACGAAACGATGCGGTTAGTTCCAGTCAAGCCGGGGACTGCAATGACACGGACGTTTGTGCCGGGATACATAATATCGCCATCCGCAAGGCCAGCCAAGTCAACTTGGTTATACAGGACGTTAGCGGTTGATTTGAAAGCACCAAGCAATGTACGGAAGTTGTCCCAACCGCAGAAGATTACGAGGTCATTCTTGGTCAGGATGGCCTGTGGGATTTGGTTGTAAATGCCGTCGAAGATGGCGATTGCGTTGCCTGTGGTGATACCAACGGAGGCCGATACCGCTCCTGTGTTACCGCTGATGGTAGAACCCGAAGCAGCGTTCAAGAGTTGGTTGACACCGCTGAAATAAGTGTTGCCCTTCCAAATTGCATTTTCCAAAGCCTCAGCGATACGGAGAGCCTTCTGCTCGGAGAAAGCCTGCTCGAAAGGAACACCATCGTAGGTAGAGCCAGCGGTCAACTGGGTCTGCATCCAGTACTGCTCCAAGGAACGAGGGCAAAGGGTTTCTTGAACCTTCATACGGCCAACGGTGATATTCCGCTGACTGAATGTAGTCGTACCTGAACTTGCGTAACCGCAAACATCTCCGCCTTGAATCAAGGCATCGGTGTCCATGAGGTTGAGAGCAGCAGCGAACTTGATGCCCACCTGCTTGGTGAACAGGGCTGCTGAACGAGCGGAGAATACCGCTTTGGTGATGAGAGGAAGCCTCTCTTGGTCGGTGTAGGCAACTAAATTGCCAAAATTGTATGCCATGGTTAGTGGGGGGGGGTTAGGGGTTTAGTTTTTGGATTTGAGTGATTGTAGTGCTTGTGCGAGAGCGTTGAAGTTCTGCGAGGCTTGAGCCTTGCGTTGCTCGACGATTGCGGAACCGCTTGCTTTGGGGGCTTCGGCTGGGAGTTCGGAAACCTTTTCGACGATGTCGGCCATGGTTTCAACCTGCGATGCGAATGCAGACATTTTCTCCTTCATCTTGCCCATTTCAGCGTATGCTGCTTTGAGTTCGTCCATGATGGCTCCGAGGTGCTTGGCGACGATGGCCTCGACAACTTCGGGGGTCATGGCAGGATAGGCCTCCTTGATTTCTTCGGTTACCTCAACGGCCACTTCGGGGGTGATTTCAGCAGCAACGGGCAACGGCTCGATGACCGGGGTTGCTACTTCGGCAGCGATGACCTCAACGATTTTGCCTCCTTCGGTCTTGATAGTGCCAACGCCTTCGACGACGTGTTCGCCATCGGGCGCAGGAAGTGTGCCTTCTTCGGCTACAACGTAAACGGCAGTACCTGCAACGAGGTCGCCATCCACACGGACAACCGTGCCATCGGTCAACTTGTAGTCAGCGAAGGACTGCTTTTGGGTGCTGAATTTACGAAGTTCACTTCGCAGGGATTCGATTGCGTTTTTCAGGTTCATAGTTAGTTGGATTTGTAGTTGGGTTGGATATGTTGCAAAAAAGCGGTTAATTCGTCAGCGAGGCCAGCGAGTGCGACCTCCATTTCGGATTCGGTCTTGTCCATCCCGAACAAGCCTTCAACGGAGAAACCCCGGAATAGATTGCGGTTGTCCCAAACTTCGTCGTTCTCAACCTTGAAGGAGCCGAACCAAGAACCGTCGGGGGTGTCCTCGTAGCCCTTGGGAGGCATGATGCCACGCTCGGCATCGGTTATAAATGACTCGAACATGAACACGCCATCCAGTTCGGCATTGTGGTAGGCGTTGACGTTGTGCTGGTTGCCTTGCTTGAAATACTTTTGGACTATCTTGCGGATGGTCGCTTTGTCAAATACAACGTAGTACTCCCCGTAGGTTTCGTCCTTGCGAAAGATGGGAGTATCTGCAAGCATTAGCGGCCCGGTCAGCACCCTGCGTTCGCCTGTTTCGCTAAAGCGTTGTGGTGTCTTTGCGAAGGCTTGGAATGGCCGTTCAATCGCTGGCATATCGGTCAGGGCCACGAATTGGACCCCTTCATCCACCTCGTCCACGGTCATTCGGTATATTGGCAGTTCCATAGTGGTAAATGTCCTATGCCCCCAAAGTTGCAAATTCCTCCAACCTCCGAACCCTGCGAGTGCTTTGGGTGATGTCCCTCTCCACAACATAGGCTCGCATTGGTGATGAGCCTTGGCCTTGGCCCATTGCAGCACCATCGGTTCCAAGCATGGTCGTTTGAGGGTTAGCAAAGATTGGAGCAGGAGCAACATCGCCTCCTTCACCACCACCAGCAGTTAACGCTCCACCGCCTCCACTTGCCGAACTCCCTTGGAATTGGGTCTTGCTGATTTTGGCGACCTGCGCCAAGCCTGTCGCAAGGGCGATACCTGCGTCAATGAACTGACGACCTTTTGCAATTTTAATCGGGTTCCCTCCAGCAGTCAGAGCAGCGGTTACGGCCATGAAGGTATTGATAAGGGCTTGACCCATGCTGGCCTTCTTGTTTATCTCAAAGGCTTTTCTTTGGTCTTTCTCGGACTTGCCCAAGCCAGCGGTCAGCAAATTACCAAGCGCACCAACGGCCTCGGAAGCCATCTGCAAGTCCTGTTGCCTACGATTGCGTTCAATCTTTGAAATTTTGTCTGCACTATCCTCGGCAATGCCTTGCTCTTTAAGTCGCATTTCCTCGGTCAGCAGAATATAGGCTTTGGCAAACTCGTCCGAATCCGTGAATCTCTTTTTGAGGTCTGCTTCCCTTTGTGCCTTTTCTTCCCGAAGGATTGCAAGTTTCTCATCTCGCAAAGCCTTTTCCCTTTCGAGTTCATCGTTTATCCTGCCAATTTTAGCCAAGCGAAAATTCTCGGCTTCTTGACTGGCTGCCGAATCCATCGCCCTTAAATCCTCTGCATCTTTCTTCTGCTTTTCTATTGCATCGGTTCGCAGTTTGGTTTGATAAGTCAACCTTGCGACCTCTTTCTCGTGAATCAGTTGCGCTCGCTCTTCTTCTTTCTCGGCTGCTGCAATCCTTGCATCGTAAGCAGCCATCAAGAGATTCTGAACCTTTGCCTCGCTTTCGCCTCTTGCCTCTGCGAGTTCAACCTGCCTTTGCGCTAATTCGGATACGGCCTTGAGGTCTTTCGTTTCAATGCCCAAGAAATCCTTTACGACTTTTGTGAGTTTTTCCCAGTTCTCAACAAGCAATCCAACACCAACAATCGCTGCACCAATACCCGTTGAAATCAAGGCAGTCCTAAAGAGGCGAAGGCTTACGATGGTTCCTTTCAACGTCTTGTCGTACAGGGCCGTTGCAATCCTGTTGGCCGTCATTGAGATAGCCGATTCCTTTTGAAGCAGGACCGTTACCTGCTGAATTCCGTTGGCAATAGCCATGGTCGCATTGACCTGCAACATAGCCTTTTGGATGTCCTCGTTTTCCTCACCAAACAATGCAGCAGCACCTTGAGCGATTTGGAAACCAGCAGCAACACCTTGAACCGCTTGAGTGAACGCCTCAATGTTTTTGGTGTCCGAGCCAAGGTTTTTGACCCTTTGGCTAACATCGCCAATGGTGTCGGACAACTCTCCTGCCTCGGCCTCTAACTTCCGAAACTCTGCGGAGTTCTCTTGCCCTGCGACCGCAAGGTCAACGAGCGCGCGTTGTAAATCACGGAGCCGTTTCTTTGCGGATTCAGTTCCTTGACCTGTTGAGTCCTTGATTCCTACTTCGAGGACGATTTCTTTAGTAACTGCCATAGTTTTTTATTTGTCTGCCCATGCTGGTAATCCCGACACAACCTCCAAGACCTGACCTTCGTTTCCTATTCCCAAGTTGACCCAATCGGCTCCATCCCAATACTTGATGTCCCCTGCCGCATCGCCCGGAGTGAACCCTGCACCTGCTGGACCGGGGTCGCCCTGCGCACCTGTTGCACCCGTTTCACCGGGAGGACCTGCAACCGCTGGGAGTTCTTTGATGGTTGGAATCGGGGGGACTTCGTTCGGGTAGTCCGAATCCGTTGCAGGGACAGGGCCGTCGTAGGGGAAGTAGTAGATTTGCTTTGGGACAAACTCGGTCAAGTTGAGAATCCTGCGAAGGGTTACCCGGCAAGGCTTCTGCTGACCTATCTCGTAGTCCCGAATCTCAAGCAGCCTCCAACGGACCCCTCCGTAGTAGATAGGGGTTCGGAAGTCGAGTTGGCTGATGTCCACCGCATTGAGCATGATGGACAACTCCAACTGCATCGCCTCACGGCTGACGGTTTCTTGGATGAAATTCCACCAATAGATGTTGAACAGGTTGTTGTTCGTGTATGCGTATGGGTCGCTATTTGCGGCGACATTCACCGCATAGTACAACTGCTTGGGGATTCCAAAAGCAAGGTCGAAATCTGCTGCGTAAGGGTTGTTAAGGTGGCTGACAAAGGGCAGGCTCAACAACGATTCTGCGAGTGCTACCGAACCGCTGACCCCGTACTGGTAGGCCCACGTCGTCGGGGCTTCGATGAGGTTGTATTGGGCTATCCTGTAACCGCTCTGCAAGGTCTTGATGGTTCCCGACAAAGCAGAGCCATCCAAGTCCCAAGCCCTGCCGATTACCTTGTCAGTCGTGAAGTTCGCAGGGATTAGAGTGCTGCAAGCGAGTTCGACGACGTTCTCGCCTTTGCCGTAGAAGTTGTCGGTGGTGAAGATTCGCCCTCCGTAGCCTTCCTTGGCAAGCGGGTAGTTCGATTTATCCAACTTTGATAAATAGTCCCCGGCATCCTTGTACTTGAACACGATGGTCTTGTATTGGTTCGGGTCCCCGTTCGTGATGTTCTGCTCGGCATTCTCATCCGATTTCTGCGACCAGTCCACGACCCCTGATGAATAGAAGTCCACCCAAGGCTCCACAATAAGGTTCTTCGGGTCGGCAGGGTCCGGCATGAAGTAGAGGTTGAACATCTTTTGCAGGTCTTGCAAGAGGTCGCTCTGCTTCACGTCAGCAGGCAGGGCGGTCCTCATGTCAACCGTGTGCAATGTTTGAGGGTTCTCCAAGCATTCCCAAAGGATTGTTGCACCTGAAAGAATAGTGCCAGCACCTCCCGAAAATGGAGTCGTGAAAACGATGCCGATGTTTGCGGTTGTGTTGGCAGGGATGGTAACGTTTGGAAAAGTAACCGAGTTGTTTGAGAATATGTTTATGCCCGTGATGACCTGATTATCCGTAGAGTTGGTCAGGTTTCGGATACTCATATTTGCAACGGGCCTCGGTGCTGCAACAGTTACCCCAAAATTTACCGTTATGTTCCAACGAGTTGGGAACGAAGGCGCAACAAAGGTGCTTGACGAAGGAACCCAATATCCGGGGCGGTCGTAATAACTTCCTGTTTCATCTTGGAACTGCATCGTGTAGTTGATGTTTCCCGATGCGCTAATCGTCCCGGTACTTGCTACGAAAATCGTTGACCCCGATAAGTTCAGTATTGCTTCCCCAGCAGCGTATGGAATGACCAACTTGCCGAACCGCTCCGAGTTGAAGAACTCCGAGGTGTAGCGATACCCCGCCTGTGCGAAGATTAGATCCACCATCTTCTTCACATAAATGCTTGGGGTCATCTTGTAGAACGGCACGGCAAACCACCCCTGCGTAACCACATCGGTATATCCGTAGGAATCCACCAAGCCGTAAACGTAACCACTTGCACCCGATGCGGTCCAAGTCGCAGAAACATGAGCAGAAGTCAGCGTGTGGTTCATTCCGCTTACCCCAACCGTTGTCGCAAGGAGGTTGCCCTCAATGGACTTGAACAGGCTCACATCGTCCGAGAACAAGCCAACCTCGTAGGTTACCTCTCCCCGAATCTTGGACATGGAAATCAGTTGCAGGACTCCGCTGAACACTTGGACCCCGTCCTCCCACATGGCTGCACGAATCTTCTTGTTTGGCTGGAATCCACCCACAAAGGACTGGATGTTGTAGGCATGACCAAAGCAGTCCCGATTTGTCGTCGTATTAGGCAACGTGATGGTCTTGGAAAAAGAACCCCTTCGCTTAGTGATGTCGGCAATGTCCTCCACGCTGAACGTCAGGGCGATGTCGATTTCGCCCATGGTGTCAAGGACGTAGGGGACCTCTGCGTTTGATTCGTTGAGAGGGTAGGCGATGAGGGTTACGCTCATAGGATGTTGTTCTTGTAAGCCACGGCAACCTCGACCTGCAACTGAGTCAGGCGGTCGTTCCTGCGAGTCGTGAATTGGTAGGTGTTGGCGTTCACGATGGCTTCAACCAACTGCCCATCCAGTTCAAGCCATACCTGCCCGGACCTGACCATCTCAATTAGCCAAGCAGACTCGGCATCGGTCAGCCAGTCCGAGTTGAGGGCGTAAACGTAGTCGAACTCCCCTGCCCACACCTTGTCGTAGGTGGTGGTTGCGTAAACGTCCGAGTTGTACCCGAACGTCTGCCGGGTAATGTTGGCCCTCTTGCGGTTCTTCAATGTGAAGACATACGCATCAAGCCCGCCCCACTTGTTTTGGAAGTGAACCGGGATGGAGTTAAAACGCTCGCAAAGACCCTTCGTATAGGCGTACTCTTGCCCGAAGTTGTCGTAGTTGTCCTCGTATAGTTCGTTGAATCGTTCCTCCAAGCAGAATGAACTTTCGGCTGGGTCGGCTCCATCCGCATCGCAGCGTTGGTTAAAGTCGTTCCAAGCGGAGTCCCCGAAGGCGATGGTGTAGTATTCGCCTTCATTGGACGGGAATAGGTACTCACCGCTGAACCCGTCGCTGGCTTGGCCCGAAGTCAATGCCCGGATATTGGACGGCCCTGCACCAAAGCGGACGACTTGCTGCACCGATGGTTGGCCGTTATTGACCGTGTACTCTCGGACCAACGTACCCCCGGCCGTGTAGTAGCGAATCAGGGCTTTGTCAAAGTTGGCCGTTGTTGTCCCCTTCCCTTGGGCGAGCCACCTCGCCTCGGTATTGGAATGCCATACGAATCGGGTCGGGGTGGTCAAAGCCAAACTACCCAAAAGCGTACCCGAAGGGAATCGAGTCGCAGAATTGTAGGATTGGAACTCCAACTGCTCCAAGTTCCCCGCAAACCCCATGACCCCGCTGACGGTGGTAACCGTTCCCGTCTGCACGACAGGGGTGTTGCCGTATTCCTCCATGAAGTCAAGCCTGTAACCCGAATAGTACCCGGCATGATCCACGAAACCCGTTTGGGTAAGCGATGGCTTAGTCGGGGCAATCAGCGTTTCAACGACCTTGGCAACGTCAAAGAAGCCGAAGTTGGTGCTGGGCAGTTTGTCGCACTTCAACCGTGCAAGGGTGGTCCCTGCTGGGTTCTTGACATCGCAGACGTAGCGGTAGTTCGGTTGTGCAATCAGCGAACCGCTGACCTTAAAGAGCATCTTGTTGTAAACGGGGGTTGCCACTTGGGGCGACCCTGAAAGGACGGTTGTTGCCATTTTATCTTGTTGTTGCTACGCTTATGGATTTGCCAAGGACCTCTGCGATATTCTCAGTCAAGACCTCTATCATTTCGGGGCTTACTGCGTTGCTCATAAAGTTGGTCGCTCTCAGACCTTCCCTCCGAATCTTGTTGGCGATGTTGATGGCAAAGGACCTGTTTGCTGCCTTCTTGTCCCGGCCTTCCAACGGAATGCCCTTAAACGCAATCCACTCCTGAATCGGGCGGATAGGTGGACGCTTGTCCCGGTATTGAAACGGCGAGTTAGGCGCACGTTTGGTTGAGTTTGCACCCTTGACACCGAGGTCCACAAACTTCCAATAATCCGCTGCCTCAATAGCAACAACGAAGGACTGGTCGTTAAGGGATATAGGGGTAACCGTGATGGACTGCGAAAGGGCGTTGCTTGCGATGGCGTTCGACTTGGCAAGGTTCTGCTTTGCAAGGCGGACCACCCCTTCCAGCCACTTGACCACTAAGGCGTGGGACTTGTTCTCAATGGCCCCATCTTCGAGGGCTACACCAAAGTCAGCAAGGGCCTCCTTTTGGATGTCGGTCAGTTTCTTGCCTGACCCTCCTACAAAGACGTTGAACTCCATGTGGGTAAATGTCCCCCGTGCCGGATAGTGTCTATCTGCGCCTTGCTCGCTCCGCTTCCATCCGTTCGGCTTCCAAGATGTCGTGAATCAGGAGCGCATAGTTCAGGAACTCCACCGCCTTCATCGCAAAGATGGCATCGAATTTCAGCACGTCCTTGTTTGCCATCCGCCACACCACCATAAGCCAACCGTACCCGGCAAGCGGGCTTACGTCAGCCCCTCGGCCGTCTTCATCAGGTGCTTGGAATAGTCGCTCAAAACTTTCAAGTAGGGTTCGGAACTTAACAAAAAAAAACTGACAACCCCCCAAACATCGCCCACCTTGGCGTGCTTCTTCATCAGTTCGGCTCGCTCCGCATGGGCAGCCCCGTCGTACTTTTTCGGGAATAATCCGAATAGACCGCCCTCTCTGCACAGGGTCGCCATGATTCGGTGAAGGTTTTGCAGGAGTTGTTTTTCGTCGGTCGTGTTTGCGTCCATTAACTCAATCAACTGCCCGGCCGTGAGTTCATCCGTGAAGACCGTTGGAATCCACCACTTGCCCCCGGCTTTGAACTTTCGCTTGTACCCAAGGGCAGGCAATGCGTTCCACTCGCTGATAATGGCCTTGTAACGCTTTAGGACGCTCTTGGCGGGCATTTCCCTCACGAGTGATATATCGACCCCCTCAACGATTGCGACGACCCCTGCACGCTTGTCGTAGTCCCCAAGGACGCTGGAAAACTCAATGGCTCCGATGCGCTGGAACTGGTCGATGGTCAGGTCTTGGAGTTTCATAGTTTGGGTCTTGTGTTGCAACGGATTTCGGGAACGACGACCATAGGCAGGTCGTTAAGCAGGGCGAGGTTGGTCAGGACGCTTTGGTCGTGCCTGTGGTCAATAAACGATGGATGGTTCGGATACTCGCTGGGGTCGTCATTCACGGCCTTGTCAACGTGGAGCCACTTGGACCACTCGTACATGAGGTCAATCGTGAAGTCGGTCTTGCGTAAGCCAAGGAACCCCGCCTCTATCTGCATCGGCTTCTCGTTAAAGAATTGAAGGCAGTCCATCAAGGCGTAGCAGTCGCCCTTCGTGTATGAGATATGGTTGTGAAAGTTTTGATGCAACAGGATGGGGTTGTCTTGCAAGTATTGCTTGGCAAACTCAAAGCAGCCATCCCCGTGCAGGTCTTGGGCATCGAGGTAAAGCAGAACTTCGTCCTCCTGCAAGTCAAAGAGAGCGTCAAGGATGATTTGAGGCTTCCACCTCCACCAGTTGTTGCCCCTGCCCGGACGTTTCTCGTCCTCGGTTGTTGTAATCGGGAAAGGGTACTGATTAGCCTGCGCCCTCGCTGCTGGAAGGTATTCACTCGTTGCGTAATTAACCCCGACCAAGTACATCTTAGAACCCGTGAGAGTTGGCGAAGGCGTGCTTGAATGCAGCCACGTTGTAAGGGATGTCAGCAAACCTCTGCGAGTAGGCTCGTTCTAAAATGTGGCCGACGTGGGGAATAGCCACCAACTTTTGCTCAATGCAAGCGACGGTTAGGTCAAGGTAGGAATCGTCCCAAGTCAGCGTGTAATTGGAAGTTACAGGCACGACGGGTTGATAGAATTCCTTTGCACCCCTTCCAGTCAGTTGCTTGATGTGTGGCTCGTAGTTATCGCCACACGACCAGTAAGGCACAACGTCAACAGGGACTCGGAAATAGGCGCAGTAAGCCCGTTGGTCAAAGTCGCCTGTCTTGGTGAGGTCGTACTCGAACAGGTTCACGACATCTCCGTTCTTGATGTAGCCGTTCTT